GAATAGATCTGACTCGGACTCGAGTTCTGTTTGAGTTTCCCTGAGCCTATCGCAGAATTAATCTGCCCCGCCATCTGTGTCATCAGATTCCCTTCTCCCATCCTTCCGAAAGCCAGCTCGAGGTTAGTGGAGTGGCCAGGGGAATTGTTCTTCGCATCCATCATGCCTGCGAGGAGCTGATAGCCCTGACTCGGAGAGAGCTGCGAGGCGAGGGCAGGATTCTGCGAGAGCTGCGGAACGGCCTGATTCCAGTTCAGGGTCTCGGGGTCGTTCCTGCCTCCGCCGAAAGCGGAGCTTACTGCACCGACTGCGCCTCCGATTACTCCTCCTATTAAAGCGAAAACTGGCCCTCCAATAGATCCAATCGTAGCACCAGTCTCGGCTCCAGATAAAGCATCTGAGCCTGTGTTACCAGACTGCCAGTTCTTGCCAAACTCGTAAAGAGCGAGCGGAGCCGCAGCATAGCCGAGTCCTCTGCCAATTAAGCCGGCGGTTCCACTAGACAGAAGTCCTGCCTTCGCTGCACCGAGTGTAGCGAGCTTACCCGCGCTGATACCGGCTTCTGTATCGCCTGCAACTCCTCCAGATTGAAGACCTTGGTACAGTCCTAGAACTGATCCGCCGATTCCGGCGGCTCCGGAGAGCCGTGCGTTCCCCGATATTCTCCCTGCTAACCCAGCGGATCCTACCGCTGCACTCGCGTACCCCGCTGGAGATCCTCGTGCTAATCCAGCTCCTATCCCCAATAACGACCCTCCCGTCTGCATCGCAGATCCAATGTTCTGTCCGACGGTAGGTGTGGCGGCTTGCCCGCCAGCGCCGCTAGGGCCTGAGAACATACTAGACAAGTCCAGATTGGACGAGTCTCCGCCACCTCCTCCGGCGATCGACGGGTCCATACTGTTAAACCCGCTAGAATTAAACCCTGTGTCGAAGCTGTACCCAGTTCCGCCTACATCCGAAGGTGTCGCTCCGCCGGTCAGAGAAAGGTCCAGATTCCCCAGATTCGACGTGTCTCCGATTAAGTTGTCCAGTCCACTGAGGTTCGAGCTCCCTCCAGTCGTATCTCCGCTAAAGAGCTTGCCCAAAGATCCTACCAGCCCACCAGCACTTCCGATAAGCCCACCGGCGGAGCCGCTCCCGAAGAGCGAGTTCAGCAACCCTTGAATCGAACTCCCCGTCCCTGTGCTCGCCGCACCAGATGTTCGTAACGCTTCAGCTAAAGCATTCGCGCTGTTTGGAATACCTGAAAGTTCACCGAGAGTCGAGACCTGTTGATTGTAGAACTGATCCGCCAGCCCTTGCCCATACTGCTCCAGATCCGTCATCTCTCCGCCAGAGCCTAAACCTTTCCCTCCTGGCGCAGCGGCGGAGCGGTCAATCGCTTGTGTGCCCTGGTTCATCAAGAACTGGTATCCAGGCAAGCTCGAGACCGAGCTTGGATTTCCCATCAGATCTTGCAGCTGCTTCGCGTAGCCTAACTGCTGTCCCTGAATCGCGGCGATATTTGAGGTGGCGGAATTGGCGGTTCCTTGAAGATTTGAGGAGTTGATCAGTCCGTAAATCGAACCTCCGAAATTCGCGAGGTTCCCAAGCGTCCCGCCGATACCAGACATCATAGAAGGAGCTGCTGCCATTGAAATTACTCAGTACGTTGTGTAAGATATACTATCGAGGCTGAACCAGGTATTTCCAGGCACGCCCCTGATAGTCAGGTTTCCGTTTACTAGCATATCCATTCCTACTGTCGTGGTCGTCCCGGCATTGTCGCTGAACGCCATAAGGTCAAGAGAATAGGGCGGACGAAAGCCTGCTGGCACGTTAAGAAGTACTGTTCCGCTGGTTGTAGTTCCAGATTTAATCAACCCCCTTAACCTTACCACATTGAGAGCATCTATTGAATACTCCGCTGGCGCATAGCCCCCTCCGTAGTTCACCCAGCCGTTCTGCAGCGCCGCCAGCTGCCAAACTGGTTTAGTTCCTAGAGGTTTCAGCCACCGCCACCAGCGCAGGCCGATATTCAAGGACCTCGGTCCGAACAGCAAAGGTTCGCTAAGGTTCGGGATAGGATCCATCAGATCACTCCGAAGTCCATCTGCAGGTCGGCGGATCGACAACGAAGAGAGGTCGCGCTCGCGTGTCTATAGTGATAAGACCGTTTCTTAAAACTCCCCTCTCCATCCAGATAAGGTTCAACCTTGCTCAGATCTAATTTGCGGAAGTTACTCCAACTCTGCATGTCGTCATCAGAATGACGACAATACAAAGTACTGCCGTTTTGCTGATCCGCTCTCACATACATCCGGTGAAGAGTCTTACCTCGACGAGTACCGAAGTCGGTAGTCGGAGTGTAGATATCGACCGGCGCGATAACTCCATTGTCCGTCGGATAAGTATAGCACGAGTCAAAAGCGTAGATCTGTCCATTAGCTTGACTCACAAACTGATGCTGGAAGTTGGCGTTTACGCAGGTCCCAGACATCGGGAAGTAGTTTCCATTCGGATCAGTCCATTGATACCAAAGATTCTGGTCTATATCGTAGACCAGGGTGAGATTAGCTATGGTGTTAGTTATGCCGTAAAACCGATGGCCGAAGTGCTTGAAGACGAAGGAGAAAAAAGGATAAGCTGTGAAAGAGGGTGAGGCTGAAGCCAGCCAAGGGGTGAGAAGCTTTTCTATCGCCGGAGTGGAAATCACGCTTGGTGTGAGATTATCCACTCTTACAATCTGCATTGCTGCAGAGAGATTTGAACTCGGATACAGCAAAATATCGTCTATAACCTGAATCAAGTCATGAGCGACACACCCGTAGGCATTGGTGGCTCCGGCGATCGGGCTTAGCGGAGAGCCTGTGGGATTCCCTGCATCGTAGAAGACCTCCATACTTGCCGTCTTCAGCGCAATGATATAGCTTAACTGCCGAACTAACCCCACTCCCCAGCCCGCGACGTTTTGCGCATTAACAACATTCAACGCAGACCAAGTGGTTGGATCATTCAGATTACTTCCATATATACTACAGTTCTCATCCATGAAATAAACTGTACTGTCTAAAGTTGCTACGCCAGCGATGAAAAGCCCACGGGAAAGTCCAGTGGCAATTATAGTAATCGTAGTTCCGACTAATGTGTAAAGTTCATTTCTGTTTATTATATTTGGATTTCCAGGAGAAGTGAAGACCAGATATCGAGTTGGCCCTTGAACTTCTGTAAAATTCCAATTCCCCGGACTGTCCGGAATTCCACCGCCAGGAAGCTGTGTTCCGTTAAGATAGCCCCAAGCTGTAGTCCCATTACCGATTATACTGATCGCTTCTTCCGAGGCGCCAGCAATAGGGCTTGCAATGTAGTTACTATACATCCCTCTTCCAATCCCGCCGGCCAGCGGCCCTGGGTTCATCGGTGCAGTTGTGAACCCGATCCTCTTCTCAACCTCCCACTCACCCGTCTCCGGATTCTTCTCCGCAATCGCGTTCACCAGTCTTGAGTCTCGAGTCCAGTCGGATGAACGATTCGCAGGTTGTTGTACGAGCGGCCAGCGAAGTGGCTTCCGCATCGTCATTGCTTGGGGGTCAGCGCTCATTTCCCAAACCTCGACGGAAGCATCATTCTCTGATCAGGCTGAGGGAGGATCGAAGTCTCGAGCTCTGCGTCAGACTCCTCCAAAACCTCGAGCATCATTCCTGCCTGTGCTGCGCACTTCTGCTGAACTGCAATCGGCTGGCCTGTGCAGACTTGATCCGCCAGAGCCCAGCCAAGGTATCCTGCCCACTCCGGCGGAAAGTTCATCTGATCAGTCAGACCGACGAAGTTCGTCACCTGGTTCTTTAGCACAACATGCAGAGTTCCTGTCGCTTCATTCACATCAGGAACAAGCCAAGTGTTCACCACGAGATTACTCTGCTGTGGGTCAACGAAGATTTGAGTGACCGGCCCTTGCTGAGTAGTAACAGAGAGCATGTCCCACTCATTGCGAGAGATATTAAAGACGGGCCGTCGAGTGCTACCCATAGCCGCGGAATAAATATAGTACTGATCCTCGATGCTTTGCGGCTTGTACTGGGCACCAGGAGATACTACCGCACCAAGCACATATGCGCTCGTCCCCGCGACCAACGGAATTGCGTAGTCGTTCAGGAGCCAGAGCCGGCGGCCCCGCCGAGTCTGAACATTGATAAGCTGGTTGAGAATCCGCATGCAGCGGGCAGCTCGCTCCGGGTCAGGATCCTGGCCCACAGCCAAAATACACGCCTTATCCGGACCCAACGCATCAAGGATAATTGCGTTGGCGGTGTTCTCTGTACCTGGTAATCCGCTCATTGTTTGTCAAAGTCCAGAATAAACATGAAAGCCTTTGGCGCATCCACTCCCACCGCTCGCATCCAGATCTTTTTCTCCCAGTGCGTTACCCGCGGTGATCTCATCCCTTCATCGAACCTCACCGAGTTCCTTGATTCCATCGGGAAAATCAGATTCACTTCATCCTGCTGCTTTTCCCAAAAGAGTTTCAGCAACATCTTTTCCTGAACAATCCACAGCGCCGAGTCAAGGCGGAGGCCTTTCCAGCCCAGACTCGGCGGTGAGATTTTGTCGAGATCGAGGACTATCTGCGGCGCCTTAACCACATCCGCATCTGGAATAATTATTCCCTTCACCATGAAGGAGTGGTTCTTTTCACCATCTTTGATAACCTCGAAGATCATCTTAGCGTTCCTGCGCTGCCATTGCGAAATTCACCTTGAGATTCCGAGCGGCGGCAGTATGGGCTTGGACTGCGAGAGTGAAGTTGAGATTCGCTGCAGTCAGAGCCGGAGCGAAACGCCCCTGCGGGCCGACGACCTGGACATCCTCATCCTGATACCCGACGTAAGGATAACCCCAGAATGCAGTCACTTCCTGGTTCCGGTCCACGTACCAGGCGAGATCAATAAAGGTGGCAGCGGTCAGTACTGCTCCGGCGGCAAGGTCAGTCTCCACGCTGCCAATCATTGAAGCAAGAACTAAGGTTCCGCCGGAGTACTTGAAATACAACCCGTCCGTCGGAGCGAACGGAGTTGCGCTGGTATTCATCAGCCCAATGTTGAAGTATCCATTGACGATGTCGTCAATCGCGACTCGAGCCAGGAAAAAAGCTTTCTTCCCAGCAACGAGAGAGAAGCCAGCAACAGGAAGCTGGATTGAAGTGAGATCGTTAGCACCGGCTGAAGTCAGAAGCTGAAGAATCGCTCCAACCCCTCCAGCAACCAAGGTCACTGTTCCAGTGGTCTTAGTCTGAGTGTACTGTGCGTTGATCGTGTCGAAGTCATCATCCCACACATGATACGCGAAGGGATTCGGCTGACCAAAATTAGCCAGAGGCATGCCAACACGATCTGTAGATACGCCGGAAGGATAACGAACAGGAACTGGTGAAGGCTGAGTCATCAAAATCTCCCGCGGCCCGAAGGCCGCACTAAGTGCGCGGGGGAATCATGCGCGTAATATACCGCATATATTACGCGCATGAAATTAGTCCTCCTTCTCCTCTTTACGGCCCGTTCGATCCGAAGACCGCCCGAGGATCGGTGTTACCGCAGCTAAGCCGCATGTACGCCCGAGCCTTGAGGTTCATCGTATCGAAGTCGTTGTCCTGGTCGAAGCTTGCCTTCTCTCTCCAATAGAACTTCATACCCTCCATGCAGTTGGTTCGGACGAACCAGGCATGAGCGGCGGTGAAGTAGTGGTTGAGCTTGATTCCTTTCGGAAAGGCGTTCGTGGACCGCAGGATGTTCGGATCGTTGTTCGCGGTTCCGGGCTGCAGCACGCTCTTCAGAATCCGATTCGCGTTGAACCACTCCTGCCGAGGGATATGCAGGGACAGAGGCATGATGTTGACCAGAAGTGCTCGGTCATTCTGCACGCCCATGATCTGAATGCATATGTCCTCCAGCGCCGCCTCGCACAGATCCGCATCTGGGCTGAGACGGTTGGACCAGGTTCCGCCAGTCGTGTTCGGATGAGCCGTGTTTATCAGACTCACTCCGTCCGCCCCGACATAGAACGCGCCTGCAAAGGCATCGTTGTAGGGCACGACCGCGACGTTCTCCACTGTCTGCACCATGGAGAAGGCATTTGACTTCGCCCGACGGTTGCTCACCGTCTCGTAGAGGTTGTCCTCATACTCCTCATACGTGCACTTGTATCCCAAGAAATACGCAAGGTGCGTGTACCGAGCGACCGGTCCCTGAGTCTCCCAGTCATAGTATCCCGTTGCTCCTTCAGCCTTGTAAGGTGCCAGCCCGAAGGGCGTGATCTGTACATCTTCCTCCCAAGCCTGATCTGACGTTTCCACGTCGTAAAGATCCCCGTACTCTTCCGAGTGCGCGGCGTATATTTGGCCCCAGGTCGCCTTGATCCCGGGCCAGAGGAGTTTTGGATGACTCCCAGTAGTGATGACGCCACCAGCCATGATTAAACTCCCGCCACGCCGGCTTTGAAGAAGTGGTTATTGATCCGGCAGAGCCATTTCTGGTAGTTCCCCGGTGCATTGTCGATCGCCTGCTTCAAGCCAAGGAGCTGGAAGTTGTAGGTCGCGTTCGCAGCCGCCGCAGTTCCATTGTCGATGAACGCCTGGCTCAAATACCCCGGTGCCGCAGGCGCTCCAAGAGTGTTGTAGTTTGCGTTCTTCGTCGCGGCGGTTTGAGTGAAGGGTGCTCCCGCCCCCGCCGCAGCGTAGTCCTGCGCCTCGAAGATGATCTGCGGATCATCCGCGACCAGCGCGTAGTACTGCTTCGCCTGCGCACCTGCAGGACGGAACAGGATGTTGTTGAGCTGTATCGGATCAACCCAAGGACCAAGCCCTTTTGGATTCGTTCCGATCGCCAGCACCACACCGATCAGCGGAGCGGAAGCCGCTCCGAGGTCGATACAAGGGAGATAGTAAGTGGCATCGGCTCCCGCGACCAGCTTCACGGGATCTCCCACCCCGATCGCATTTGTCACAGCAGCAGCAATTGCATAAACACGGCCTCTTCCGTCCCAGTCGGCGCCATTCAGATACCCGACAGGCGTGAAGCCGTTGACTCGATTGGCATTCGCCATAGTCAAACTCCACTAAAAAGGTTGAAAGGAATCGTCTCAGGTCTTTCTAAAGCGTCCGTTCGACATGTCGAAGGCCGCCTCTCGGGTGTATCTCTGCTGAAAATCTGTCTCTTTCTCACCAGGTTCACGAATCGGTTGCTTCTTCTTAAAAATCATATCCAAAACCTGCCGGTTGCGGGCAGCGATCTTTCGCTGGTCCTCGAAGTACCACTCGCAGCGGATCTTCATTAAGACTAGTTGCAGAGGCCGGCCATCAGCGGCCTGTCCCGCGATGTGCGCGATTCGGCCTCCGCCAAGATCCTCACTCTCCGACCCCTCCGACCGCCCGCCAATCGAGCGATCCATCGTCGGAACCTCTCCCGGGCTCACATACTCATAGCCCGCCCGAACCGCCTTATGCAGGTTAGTCTCAAGGAACCAGTGCAAGTGAAAGCCTTCGATCTCCGGGACCTCGAGCTGCCGCTCCGGCACGTTCATCGAAACACGAGACTCGGCGGTCACTCCGAACGAAGTACTCGCCGGGTTGTTCGCCGCACTGATCTCCTGCACCACAGTCTTTTCTTCCTGAGATTTGTTCGCCTGTCCTTCAGTCCTGTGTACGCGGCCTCCAACCGTCGGCTCCGGCATCTGCTGAGCCGCTCCCATCGGCTCTGGTGGAAGGGGAGGAAGAACGGAGTCCGGGATCGGCGGCTTTACTTGCTGGGTAGC